TTATACTCTGCGGCCTAAGGTGTCAATAAGATCACATAATAACAGACAATAAGATCACATAATAACAGACAATAAGGATGAGGATTAGATGGGTTTAATTGTACCTTACTGTGATACGAATTCATATCATTAAACTCGATAATAATCCGTATTCGTATCAATTAACGATAACGATAATAATTCATATAAAACACTCAAACATATTAAAAAAGACATTAATTTAATAAAAAATAGTTAATATCAATGTTTTCTGTATAGTATGATACAAAAGTGTGAGTAACTGTAGAATAGGTTGATAATAAAAGAGGACCCCTAATATGGGGTCCGATGTTGTAACCAACTCAACCATGTAGGTATCAGTTTAATGAGATAATCCCAGCTCAGGTTGTTACAAATTCTGTTCAATAACGTCGAAGATAATATCCTGAATCTTAGGGGTGATAGTAATACCTTGACTCTCTACAAAATCACACATCATCTCATAATCAGGATCCATTTGTTGATAGAACTGTTCAAGGTCTTCAATGATAGATTCGAGGTTCATGGTTGTTGATACTTTAGTAGAAACGGAATGGTTTATCAGAAAAGAAAAATACAGAGAAGAAAGATAATCCTACTGTGGGTTGATTGACAGATAACTTTGTTGTTCATATTAGTGAATCAGGAAAGAACAGAATTGATCAATTCTTGACCCCTTTTGTATACCCGACGTTGGTAACGATCAAGTTGACAAAGACCAAAGTTTTCAACATGTTGATGATACTCACTATAAAAGTTAAGTGCGATTTCATCAGTAATGGTGGTTTGGTCGTTGTTAATCATCGTTTGAATCAGTGTGTGGGGTTTTACCCCTATACTATAGGGGAACTTTGGAGGTTACTAACTTGTTTAGTGACGACAGTTACTAACTTTAATTCAATCAAACATAGTGTAATGCAAGTTTGATGATTTGATCATCTTTCACAATACAATTAGGACCAACTTTTGTCTCAAAATTGTGATACACAGTGTTAGGATCTTCACCCTCAAAACTAATCGCGGAAACCAGATCAGTTGTCATCTCTTTTACCGTAGAAATACCACGATAAGTTGAATCAAACTGTTCTTCGAGAATGTTAAGAGCTTGTTGGAAAGTGATGATTTTAGTGTTGTTCATACTATAGGGGAACTTTGGAGGTTACTAACTTTATTAACCAGAAATCTGTTGGTAAAAAGTATTAAATGCGTTGTAATCAGTGTAATAGAATGCTTGATCCTTTCTATTCCAAAGTTGATATGCTTCACAACCAATTTTGAAATCATAAACAACATATTCGTTGTTATGGTTATCAACAACAACAGTTCCGAGTTGTTCTTTAATCAAGGTGTAATCTACCATCGTTTGAGTGTTGTTCATACTATAGGGGATCTTTGGAGGTTACTAACTTTAATTGTCCCAATCTTGACCAAGATCATTGATAGGTTCCTCTTGAAACTCAGTGTTAAAGAACTCAGGGATTGACTCATCAATGTGATGCTCACTATACTGAATTACATTGTTACTGGGTTGTTGATATTCCATCTTTTCGTTGTTATCAACTGGTGCTACCTTATTGTTATTAGAAGGGAACAAAGATGCCACTCCAATAACAACTGCTCCAACCATGGTAAGAGTAAACATATCACTCAACGAAAGTGATGATGAAGAGGAGGAAGAGTTGTTGTTACTTTGTGATGAAGAGTTAGATGATCCTCCAACAGGTGCAGGGTTCACTGTGGTTACCTTATTTGCCCACCTGGCTGAAGCTGCCTCAAACACCTCATCATGTGACCAACCATTAGGATATTCTTCTTCGATGATTTTATTTGGTTCGATCCAGATTGACCATTTCATGGTGATAAGTTCAGTGAGTGAATAATAAAAAAGAGGGATCAACCCTCTACGAGTTCGTGTAACATTTCGGTGAGTTCTTGATGATCCAGAGTGTCATCATCCCACCACACACCGTCAGGAGTTTTATCACCAAACAATGAGTTTAGAGTGTGACGAAACACATCATAGGAAAGTGAATCATAACCCATCTCAATACGGTCACGAACCCAATCACGAGCCACACAATAGATGTCGAACTCATTGTTAATGTAGAGTGCCACATTCCAGGTCTCGTAGTTAGTCCAACCGTTGTAAGTTTGAGTGTTGTTCATAAGAGTGTTGTGGTTACACTATAGGGGAGCTTTGGAGGTTACTAACTTTATTCCTCCAAAAGTTCGGGGTAATACTCTTTAACTTCTTCGATCAATTGCTCAGAACAATTATTCTTCATAAGAGAAGTTATATTTTTAATTTATTGCTGAGCAATCATTAACTTTTCCTTTTCAGTCATAAGAACTCCTGAATCAAATAATCAACTGGTAGTTCCATTTCTGCTGCCGTAGTCTCAATGAACTGATCAATAAGTTCAGGCGCATCTTCTTTGATTATCTCATAAAGAGTATACCAGATTATTGGTTCAGTCTCAGGAGTAATAATCTCAGAAAGATGGTTCGACATAATGCTCATTTTGTCTCCTAAAATCACTTGAGTCCATTTGTTCATAGACAAGAGTGTTGTGGTTACACTATAGGGGAACTTTGGAGGTTACTAACTTTATTCCTCCAAAAGTTCGGGGTAATACTCTTTAACTTCTTCCATCAATTCTTCATCGGTATACTTATCATAACTCTGGTCCATAAAATCAAACAAAACTTGCCACATAGTTTTGAAGTCCATTCCCTCAATCACGTTGTCGATGAGTTGTTCTTGAAGTTCCTGACGGTTCATGTTCATTTAAGGATAATACGGTAGTCAATAGAATAGATGCAATGTGCTGCATCGTTTGTGATTTCTTCAATCAAATCATCTTCATCATCGGCATCCCAAATTTCACCGATGTAATTCTCTGCAAGTTCCTCACTTGTTGGTGGTTCAAGTGAAGGATCATAGCAACTGTCATCAACATCGAACTCAACGGAAATGATTTGGAATTGCATTAGTTTGTGGGGAAGTTTTTGCAGACAGCATCACACAAAAGTCGGGTTAAATCTTCTTGGGTTTCGGGATACTTTCCCTCCCACATTTCCCAACAAAATGTTTCAACGATGGAATCAATATCTTCCATGAGTTGTTCGCGGGCCATCAACATTTCCAAATTGGGGTTTTTGTCTGCCATTGGGTTTGTGTTAGTGAGTGTGTAAAAAAAGAGAGGGGAGTTAACCCCTCAAGCGAATACAAATCCATTCTCAAAGTCACAAACATTGTAAACTTTGGATTGACCTGCTTGTCCAACAAATTTACGAACAAACCACTTAAAGTTCTGTTGAAAGACACCTTCACCTGCGACACAGAACTCATCACAAAGGGCGTTCAATCGTGATTTAGTGGTAACACTTTGCCAACCACCATCGTAGATGGTCATGTCGTTATCTGTCACGGTAGCGATTAGATTTCCGTGAAGATAGACGGAGGAAGTGTTAGACTCTTGATCAAATGTGACCATGGTGTTACCATTGGACCAATTCAGGTTTTGCTGAATTGCGAGACACATTTGGGATTCAATCTTTCTCATGATGTTGTTTGTGGTTACACTATAGGGGAGCTTTGGAGGTTACTAACTTTATTCCTCAAGAGATTCGAGGAGTAATTTATAACAACGGTCTGCCTCTTGTTCTACATCATCATCCAAACAATCCCATTCAACATAATCATAAGCCGCACGATTTGTTTCCATAGTGCCATCTTTGTAAAGTGGGTGATACAGTAACACAGTCTGATCATTTCCGTCTAGTGTGTAAGTACAACCGTTTTTTGTTGATCGAATGAAAGTCATGACGAGTTAGTATAAAAAAAGAGGGGTAGATTACCCCCCGAAAGCATCAGCCATAGGTGTGTCCTGGAAATAGTCAGAACGCTCTGATTCTTCTGCCATGAACCGAAGTTGTTGTTCATTGTGAATCTTACCGTTCATGCGGAGAAGTTCACTCTTGACAGCGACCAGTTGTTTGTCACTCAGTTCCCAAATCTGTTTGGATTGGAGAAGTTCAAGGATTTCGGTTTTCATCATCCAGGGAGAAAGATTAGTGGTCATACTATAGGGGAGCTTTGGAGGTTACTAACTTTATTAGAACCCCTTTTTCTGGGTCTTGTCAACAATCTCAACGTGTGATAACATACCCAACTGCGACCTTTCAAACCAGAAAGATTGAGCAGAACCGTAGTCAGGAAAGTTATACTCTTTACCGTCTTTTGCCACCACAATGTAACTGTGACGGGAGTACGGTTTGTTACTCGTTTGTGTGTAATGTTTGGTCATTTGGAGAACTTACCTTGTGTCATGTTAGCGTATGCGAACTGGGGACGATTGACCAGTTTGAATGAACCCAACGGTGAAGAGTAAACATAACCCTCACCAGAAATAGGCTCCCAGTTCAGGTAAGTTTCTGGTGCGAGATATGTTACACAATTACCCATGAATTGGTCTTTGAGGTCAACAACCAATTGGAACAAGTTGACCAGGTGATTGTCACCCAGAACATCAAACAAAACCTTATCAGTCAACTCAACACCCTCACGAATGAGACCATTGATAGACTGTTTAGCCTGTGCCAGTTGTTTCTTATCAAGGAAAGAATACTCGTCCTTGTTGATAACAACTGGTTCGATGTTGACTGCAACACGGTCAACAATAGGTTGAACGAATTTGCAATTCTTAGTGGACACAAGATCATCGGTGAGAGGGTAAGGAACCATCTCAGGGAAGATGTTACCCTCATAGTAAGTATGAGGTGCTACGATGATGTCTTCCTTGACAACTTGTGGGAACTTGTAAACCAAAGTGTTTGGTTTGTAGATGTTACTACCACCGTGACCAATGAAGTCACCCTGATACACACCTTCAGTGCGAGGGAGATAACGAAGACACTGACACAAAACATAAACGAGTGACATATACTTGTCACCTTGATAGTAAGTCAGAATGTCCAGTTCAGTATAACAAATCTTGATTTTCTTCTTGTTGAATACACTCTTGGTGCCAACGAAAAACTTACCATTGTTGGGGTCAGTTCCCCACACAATAGCAGGACATCCATCAATCTTTTGTGATACCCAACCACCACAGTCAGAGAGTGCATCAAGAACCCAAGTCTCACCACCTAAGATAAGATCTTCAGGATGGGATAGGTGCGTGAGTGGTTTCATTTGAGTGTTGTTCATACTATAGGGGCAATTTGGAGGTTACTAACAATATTATTCTACACCTTCATAATATCCAAGACAACGACTTGCTGCTAGGTTAGCATATAATGCCTTATCAAATGCCGTCAATTCTCTACGCTGTTCCTTTGCAACATATTCTAAAATATAATTCGTTCGTGCAACCCTATCTGTCATGAATATCTCACATCTATTATAAGTGGCAGAAATCAAGGTCTCATCACTTTCAGCAAAATCATAATCTATCCTATCAATTGGTGTATCATATGTTATGACTTTATTGGGTGCCACAATGATACCCAGACAGAAACCTAGAACACATAGAGTGATACCTTTGATTGGTTGGTTCATTTTACTTTTAGTTGTAACTTAAGAGACTTCAGAACTTGTTTACGTGCTTTGATAACACCTTTACAAGTTCCTTTTGTTTTCTTACTCTTACCAGAGTTCTTTTGCCAGTTAGGTGTTGTCATTTCGAGAAACCAGGACGTACAGAACATTGACTATTAAGAGCGTTTGCGATATTCACAGGACCAACTCCTTGTGCCACAGCGAATGCCTCAAGTTCAAGTTTGATGACATCACTATCACCACCATTCTTGGTGTAAGTGCTAACAATCCAGTTAATTTGACGTTGTGAGAGAATACCAGTATAGAACTCACGGAGTTGACCAGGACCATCAAATAGGACAGCTAGATGACCGTCACCAAGGTTACGATCTAAACAATCTTGGACCACATGATGTGCTTCATGACGTAGAGTGTCCAAGTCTTCATTAGTCCACTCAACCATCCTACCATTATTAACACGTGCTTTTTCTTGACAAACAACCAGAGTGCGTTGATATGGGTAATACAAACCCATCACATCTTTCTCACAATAACGAGCATCATTCACCAAAGTAATAACACCAACGTTGCTCAATGTGTCCCACAGTTGTTGATGTTCGTCGATGTTATTGTTGCCAGCCATGGCTCCAGTAGGAGACAGACTAACAACAGAAGCGACGAGTGCGGTGAGAAACTTTTTCATGGTGTTCTATCTATACAATAGGGGAACTTTGGGGGTTACTAACTTTGTACCTCTGTAAGATCTTCCAGAAATAAGAAATCATAGTTAGAATCTTCAGGGTCGATACCATCAACAACCCATTCATCATAGATGGCATTAGCTGTTACACTATCGCCCATGGTGTGAAGAATGCGATTACGATTGAGGAAAGTGTTTGACATTTTATCAACACACTTTTTGTAGAGTTTCTTTTTCATTTGATTTTCTCCTTCATGTAACACATGTGGTCAAGTGCGTCTCCAATAGTGGAGCGAACGTACTCATCTTTGAATACAGCCAACTCGTACACTTTATAGAGTTCAGTGTACAATTCATCAAATTCAGTTTTTGTCATCATTTGGTGTTACGAGCGTGTTTTGCAAAGTCAACAGTTGACATATAGTATTTGCCATTGTACCACACAACTTGCTTGGTGGCGAGATAACAAACTTGACGGAGATGATAACTCATTGTTCTGAAAGTCGTTCAAAGTTGATGTGGTCACAACAGGAATCATCATCCTGTAAGTCTAACATATCTGTATCAGTGTGAGTGATAAGTTTGTCAAATAAAAAGTCAACAAGTTCTTTATCAGTCATGCTGAATAATCTCCAACGAGTTGATAGTGTCCATTGAGGTTATAATATCCAACCTCAGCGTATCCGTACTCTTGTGCCAGATTGTAACACAAATCCCACGCTCTATCGAGGTCACCCATACAATCAGTGTTTTCGTATGGATCAGAGGGACATTTGACGAGGTAGTGAATCATAATAAATCAGTGGTTACACAATAGGGGAACTTTGGAGGTTACTAACAATAATACCTAGAATGGTTGTGTATAAGATCTGTGTTGTTTTGGTGTTATAGTACCAGCATCTAAAAGGTTATCACAAACATTGCAGAACATTGACCACTTTTGGTCACGGTCTGGTGTATAATTATTTTCTACACATGTTTGTCTGATGACTTTTTTAATAGTGGATTTAGTGACTGCCATTAGAAATTACAATGCCCATCAAGTTTGATAAGTGTTACAAGTGCAATGATGAATTGCAAATATGGTAACATTATTTCAATACGTTTTCTCATCAATAGTGTGCCTCTGAAGTATCAAGTTTGTCAGACCATTCTGCGATCTTATTGTAACATTTGGTGCGAGATTCTTCACTATCACCAAAGTCATTCAGAAATGCAAATGCATAACCAATTCGTGTCTCTGGTTGTGACAGAATACGCTCCAGTTCTTGTTTCTGTTTTTTCTTTTCTTCCTGTCGTTTCTGATAGTTTGCGTTGTAAGCAAACATTTCACGATCAACAAAAGATGTGGTGTAATACGGATGCATTTGCTTCTTTGTCAGTGCTTACACTAAAGGAGAACTTTGGAGGTTACTAACTTTATTCCTCCAACAGATACTTACGCATACCACGCAGTTCGTGAACTGCTTCAACCATAGCAGATTGTGAATAACCTGTGGAGTATGGATAAGTCTTTTCAAGATCTCCACTATCATCAACACCACGACAGATGTTAATAGCCTTCAACAACCTTTCTTCAATAAAGTTGATTCGTTCTTGAAGCATCTCAGTTTTTTCCATGATTACACTATAAGGGAACTTTGGAGGTTACTAACTTTAACTGGTTTGTGTTTCTTGATATAGTTCCTTGCACTTTGTTCTGAACGACACAACTTCAGTTGCTCTCCATTGTATATCACAATGAACTGATTGCCATATGGTATAACACCATAATCCCCAGAGATAAAACCCTGGGGTGGCACAACTGAATCCAGAATGTTACAGTTTATCTGTTTCATTTTCTCACTACAGACACAGCAGGTTGACCTTCATTAAACACAGTATCTACGACCGCCTGGACACTCTTGGCGGTGTTAATTCCTACGCGGTCATAAACTGGAACCACAACGAGTCCAAAGGTCTTCTCTGGACCTCCTAACCTTATCACACGTCCAATGCTTTGGGATAAACCAATGTAGTCCATGTTACGCATGAACAACACTGCCTCTAAACCGCTTACACTGATACCTTCAGACAGGATAGAGTGGTGAAGAACTACAAACTTTTTGGTGGAGTCTTTACCCCACTCGTTGAGAGTTTTGAAGAACTCGTCACGACCAACTTTCTTACCATCAATGACGCCACCCGTCTTTGCGGTAATGTACATCACAGAATATCCACGTTCTTGTAACTCAGTGGAGAAGTCAGACTCAGTAACAAGTTTGACAATTTGACGAGTAGAACGAGCACAGATAAGAATCTTGTTGAGTGAGTGTTCATCAATAGTTTCTACCAGGTTCTCAGCATCACGTTCCGCAACCATCTGTTTGTCTTGAACCATAGGCAACTGCTTGACAGCAACCTTAGGAGGGAGAATGTAACCCTCTTCAACGAGTTGAGGTGCAGGAACATTCACAATAACATTACCATAAACCTCAGCATCATTCATACCTGGTTTGAACACAGACAGAGAATGTTTAGGTGTGGCAGTATAGAAATAAGAACGATTTGCCTCCTGTGCATAATGTTCTACAGCAGGGAAGAAGTGACGTTGTACACTGTTATGTGCCTCATCAAAATGTATAGTATCAACCTTCACACCAGCTTCAACGACACGGTGTAGAGAATGATAGGTAGTGAAGATGAGTTTATGTCCCTCTACATTATCAACAAACAACTTGATACGATTGGGATTAGTAGTTTTGAAATATTGTGTCTCACCACTATGAACATGTAAGACATGTGCGTTGTCAATATGCTCTAGGAACTCGGAGCAGAGTTGATTAGATAGCAGTAGCCTAGGAGAAACAACAACGCAAGTCTTAGGAGTAGAACTCTTAAATTCTCTGTACGCATCGAAGATAGCAATAAGGGTCTTTCCAGAACCAGTCGGACAAATAATTTGCCCCTTGTTGTTATCTATCATAGCACCTACTGCGTCAAATTGATGTGGTCTCAGAGTAGCAGTGAAGGTCATAATAAAAGTGGTTATGTAATAGGGGAAGTTTGGGGGTTACTAACAATAATAGCAACCCCCATATTATCATTCTTCCAACGGTTTTCCAGCCTCAGATGGACCAGACCACACACGCCCTTCTTTATAAAGTTCCAGGACACGTTCTTTACGACGTGCACTCAGGACTTCATAGGCTTCTTGTTGTTCGGGAGTGAAGAAGAAGTTATTATCACGCCACATCTGGCGGATTTCCTTCATACGTTGGAGAGTGGAAGGAGTGTCGGACATTGGAGTAGTTTGTGTTACAGAAATAAGGAAGTTTAGAGGTTACTAATAATAATATCAGTCCAAGGGAATGTCAACAAACTCAGGTTCACCATCTTGAAACTGTTTCATATCACGACAGGTCCAGACATTATGTTTCTGAGTCCACAGATAGTGATACTCTTCACCCATCTCCTTATCAGTACAATATTCCCTCAGAGTATTGACACGAGGAGGACAATCTTCACCACGTTCAGAATAGTATTGAGGACCATATTCTGCTTTCTTTTCAATCTTACCACCAGAATTGCGGAAGCATTCATCAGTCCAACAGACTGACATATCGCCACCATCAATCAACTCAGATACTTTCTCAGTTGTGTTGTAGTGTTCACAGAGAGTTTTACCCAACCACTGAGGATAACCATCCCAATGATGATACACAGAGAGAACATCTCCATTAGAGAGTTCAATGCCAATGCGTGACCTTGTTGCCATTGTGAGTGTTGTATCTACACTATAAGGGAGCTTTGGAGGTTACTAACATTATAACCTACAACTTCTCAACTGCCACTATATCTTTATGCCGCTTTCTTTTTTTCAAATATATCTTAGAAAGATGCTGCTTACTATAACCATTCTCTTTGCACCAGTTAGTCAAACCACACCTTACTATCTGTCTGCCATCAGAGAATGTTATTCTCCACCATTGTGCTTGTCCATTACCTTCACCAGTTATTTTATTCTTTATTTCCTGTGGCATAGGAATGCCTTTATTAGGAGGAGGATGTCCCTTTCTACCTTTTAGTTTCTCACTTACTCTTCGCCTATATTCTTCTGTTTTCATATGATGCTTGGCACCAGAAATAGTGGGAGGCTGGTTACCCCCATCAGCAATATTCATCAAAATACCTGTGCCATCACATTTCTTACCAAACACTGCTATCATATATCTTTCATGCCTAAATGCCTCTTCTTCTGTAATATTCTGTTTTAGTATTATTATTCTACTTCTATCTTTGGGAGGTTTAGTATTCTTACCATACTTATAAAACATACGCATACCTTTACCCTTACCAATGTAGTAAGGGGTTCCATCTTCACGCAGGTAAGCGTATGTGTAAAACATATTCTTTTGGCAGGGGTATAGTATTTATAGTATAACACAGGGACTTACACTTGTCAAGCACCCCTGCCATACAAGATGCCCTGTGTGTTGGTGGGAGGTGAACCAGCCTCCCGTTTGGTTTAGTCACCCACACACAAGATGTGGGGGAGGTTCATTACTAGGGAACTTTAGAGGTAACTAACGATAATT